AACCCATGGCGTCATCGCCCTGCCATTCTAGCCGCAAGCAATCCCTCGAACACCGCACCAACAATAGGAACGTCTAATGTCCGCCAAACGATATCTAACCCATGATGGTCGCACCGCTAGCCTGCAAGAGTGGGCTGATCAGATCGGCATTAGTCGCGAAGCACTAGTCCAACGCTTGCTGCTTGGCTGGCCAGTAGCTGAAGCCGTAACGACGCCTCGTCACAAGCGGACACCAAAGAGGCTCAGGCGCGAGATTGGGCAGCTACTGCACGATGGACAACCGCGCCCTCAGAAAGTCCCTATGCCCCTCCCGTTTGAGCAACTGAGGCAGCAACACCTCGCGATACAGCGACAGTTCAACAGCACGCTACGCCAGTTCAATCGCGATCTTCATGCGATCATGAGCCGATCGCTAGACCGGGGGGTGGTCGTCGATCTTTCCGAAAACGCAAATGACCGGTCCCTCCCATCACGTGAGATTGCGCTTAAATAGGGTTTTTTCGATAATGACGATTACCACGGCCAACCTAAAGGCCCACTTGAATATTACGACCGACGATGACGACGCGCTCTTGGCTGACAAGATCGCGGCGGCTTCCCAATGGGTTGCGTCATATATCGGCGGTCCCGTTGATGATGACGAGACGCCGGCGCCGGTCAATGAGGCCATTCGCCAACTCGCGGGCCACCTCTACGCGAACCGCGAGGCCACACTCGTTGGCGTCACGGCGCAGAGTTTGCCGTTCGGTTTTCTTGATCTTCTGGCCAATTATCGGGCGTTTGCGTTCTGATATGGCTGCTTTTGAACCCTCATTGGACCTGCAAAAGGCCATTCGCGCCCGCCTGCTGGCGAGTGCGGGCCTTATGGCGTTGGTCCCCGCCGACAATGTTATCGACACCACCGGGCGTCCTGAGCGCATGCCGAGTATCAACATTGGCGAGAGTCAGACAGTCTATCGGCGGTTCGACTCGACTACTTACGCCACGCTTCACGTTTGGAAACAGGAAGCTGGGCTGACCGGCTCGAAAGCCATCGCCAGCACCATCATCGCGGCGCTTCGCATTGATGCGCAGATTGACGGCGTGCTGAGCCTTGAAAACTTTATCTGCCACGATCTTCAGGTGACGCAAACCCGCTTCCTGCGCGACCCGCACGGTTCCTATTCGCACGGTATCGTCACCGTCGCGGGCATCATGAAAGCAAAGTGATGCGCGCCGGAAACCTAGATCGCGTTATTCGAATCGAGCACTGTTTTACTGCGCTCGATTTTTACGGCGTGCCGTTCACTGCCTGGACCACGTTCGCGACCATGCGCGCTCAGAAACTAGAGAACGCCGTCAGTGATCGCGAGGGCGCCCGTGGCGACACCACTGACAACGTGATCACCTTCCGAATGCGTTGGCTTGACGGGGTGACGTTGGAACACCGCGTATCCTATCAGGATCAGCCGTTCAAGATCATGACGATTAAGGAGATTGGCCGCCGCATTGGCTTGGACATTCAATGCGAGCGGGTCGGACCGTGAGCACCGAAGAGCCTTACCTCTACTTCCGCGATTGTCCTTCCGATCGCTCTCGATTCCAACTGCACCAACTGGAAAAGCTGGTTGCCAACGTCATGAACCTCGCTCGAAAGCGGCTCCCATTCCTTAATTTGCTTCTTCACAAAAATAAACGACGTCCGCACATCATTCTCAGCGGTAGAAACCAATCGTATGGCTTGCGAACCGGAACGAAGCGCCAGATCAGTAAACCGTTTTCGAATTTCCTGAGTCGCAACGTCACCCCACACTTCGCCCTTTTGCTTCTGCATGTCCTCGACGGATTTCTCAAGCCGTTGGACAGCCTCTCGGAGGCCCTCCACTGCCTCGCGCGGACCGTTGATCGTGTTTCCGGAAAAGGGTTCGAGCGCCCTACTAATGACTTCACATCCAGCCGCAACCCTCTGAATGACGATTTCTTCACCGTTGAGGCGCGCTGCCCGAATACCAAGGCGATCAAGAAGGTTGTGATCGTTCTGCTTCACGAGTTGATCGAGCTGATCTTTAATTGGCCTCAACGTTTTGTAGGCGGCGAAAAGGGCGAGCGCGCCGGCCAAAAGCGTCGCCATTGCACCGGCTATCGCGCCTGCAAAGCCGAGCCATTGTTCGGGCGACGCCGTCCAGTAAGCTCGCCAAATAGGGCCAGCGACGCCCAGCCATGCGACAACCGCCCAAATGAGCACGAGACCCACCGCACTCACAATTCCTGCATATCTGTCAAATCTCATGCGGCAACGTTGCCGCGCATTCCGATTCTTGTCGAGAGGGCTGCGGCATGAGAGGCCGCAAGCCAGAATTGGCAACCGATCGAAACGCCCTAGAGACCATCATCAGCGCGCCCGGCTGGCTGTCTAAAAACGCCAAGGCGGAATGGCGTCGCGTCATGCCTGACCTGACCAAGCGGCGCATTCTCACGTCTGCCGATCTAGGCAGTCTCGAAAGCTATTGCATCGCATCCGGTCAGGTTCGCGACATGGAACGGCTGATCACCAAAGAGGGGCACGTCGTCGAAACGGAGCGCGGCTTGCGCGCGCATCCTGCCGTGCGAATTCAATCGGACGCCATGACGCGCGCCCGGCTTCTGGCCGCTGAGCTTGGACTCACGCCCGTTTCGCGCAATCGACCATCTATTCGAAATGATGAAAGCGAAGATGACAGTGCATCCGACTTGGGTGTTTGACACCTCGCCGATTCCCGACCCGCACGGGCGCGGGGAACGGGCTGCCAAGTTCTTTGGAGCGTTGCGCCATCCTAAATCGACGGCGCGCAACCGCGCGTTTGAGCTTGCGCCGTTTTGGGAACGTATCATCCGGCGCATCTATGGGCCGTCCGATAGCGACGGCAACCGGCAAGTTCGAACGGTCTATATTCAAATCCCGCGCGGCGCTCGCAAGACAACGTTCGGCGCTGGCCTTGGCTTGCTGCATTCCTGCGGTCACGAAAAGACACCGGGCGGCGCGTGCATCCTCGCGGCGAGCGCAGAAGATCAGGCTGAACTCGCCTTCGACGAAGCGCAGGCTTTCATCAAGGCAACGCCTGCCCTCGCCCGCGCGACGCAAATCACCGAATCGGAACTTGAGCTAGAGCACGTTGCGTCGGGCTCAACGTTGCGGGCAATCCCGGCCGAAGGCGACGTTCAGCAAGGCAGGACGCCCTATTTCGTCTTGGTCGACGAATTGCACGTCTGGAAAAATCGTAAACTGTGGCGCGCGCTCAAGAGCGGCCTGCTCAAAATTCCGAACACCTTGCTTGTGATCATCACCACCGCTGGCCGGGGCCAGGACGGCCTTGCCCATGATGAATACAGCTATGCCAAGAAAGTCGCATCCGGCGAAATCGTCAATCCGGGTTATCTGTCGATCATTTTCGAACCACCCGCGAAATACGACTGGCGCGACGAAAAGCTCTGGCACTTTGTTAATCCCGGCCTCAAATACGGTTTCCCCGATATCGTCGGCATGCGCCAAGCGGCAAAGGAAGCGCAAGAGAAGCCAGCCGACCGTGAGGATTTCAAGCAATACAATCTGAACCAGTGGCTCGACAGCGCAGCCGCGCCTTTCGTCGAAATGTCGATTTACGATGAAGGCTCTGCTCCGATCGATTTGGACGCGCTTGCACCAAGGCCGTGCTGGCTCAGTGTAGACCTTTCATCGAACACCGATCTTGCCGTCGTTTTCGCCGCATGGCGCGATGGCGAGGGCGGATATGACGTATGGCCGCAATTCTTTTGCCCGAAAATGAATTTGCGGGAACGCGAGGACAAGACCGGCGCGCCCTATAGGCAATGGGAACGGGACGGCTTGATCACGGCCACGCCCGGCAACGTGGTCGATTTCAACGCCGTCGAAACTGCGATTGTCGATCTATGCGACCGCTTCAACGTGCAGGAAATCGCGTTCGACCCGTATCTGGCGCGGCAAATTCAGCAACGGCTTTTGGAAAAGGGCCTGCCGGTGGTCGATTTCCGTCAGGTGCCAAGCCTGATGATGCCTGCGATTAGCGAACTTGAGCGCGCCATTATCGCGCGGCGTTTCCGGCACGGCGGCCATCCCGTATTGCGATTCTGTTTTGCCAACGCCGAAGTTGAGCGGAACAAGCAACAGCATGCCGTTCGGTTCTACAAATCCAAGAAATGGCTGAGCATCGACGGTGCTGTTACCGCTGCAATGGCCGTCTCCCGCGCCGCCACGGGCGAGGAACACCGTTCGCTTTATGACAACCCGGCGATCACCGCCGAAATGCTGACGGGGTGGTGATCAATGGCCGATGATGATCTAGACGCCTATCTGAACAGCCTCTCGGACAAAATTCGCGCGCCGCTTGCCGCTGTCATTCGTGAACAAGCTGAGTTGCTGTCTGCGGCTCAGCAGCAGGCACTGCAATCCTTGGAGCAATCACCGGACGAAACCGGCGACCTTGAAGCCTCTTGCGAAGTTGTAGACGGCGCATCCGACCTTGAAGTTTTCGTTCAGGCGGGCGGCGATCTCACGACGAAAGAAATTCGCGAGGGCAGCGGCGTTCCATATGACTACGCCCTCGGCTTCGAACTCGGCACCTCGCGGCAACCAGCCCGGCCGTTTTTCTATTCCACCTATCACGAGCGCCGTGACGACATGCGCGACGCAATTACCAACGCTCTAAATGAGGTTCTCCAAAATGACTGAAACCAGCAAATGCGCCCGCGCCGTCACTTGGGCGGGCGGCACTCATACATTTGACCTCAGTCACCCTTGGGTTTGGAGCGTCCTGTCCATTCGTGGCCTGCCCGGCCCTAACGGTGCAACGCCCGTCGCATGTCTCGCCCGCTTTGATAGCGGGGCCTATTCTTTGGACGATGTTGAGCGCGTCCTGGAGCTTGGCCTTATCGGTGGCGGCGCGTGCCGGCAGGATGCCAACAAGCTTCTGAACGATTACGTTCGCGGCAAACCGGTTCTGCCAAATGCCTTGCTCGCAATGCAAGTGCTGAGCGCCCTATTCGTCGGCGACGCGCAAGTGGGAGCGGCCTGATGCCCGTCCCCTCACTCCGCATTCCGGTCGGCCTCAATCTGGACGAGCTGCAAAAGAACGTCGAAACCGCGAAAGGTCACACCCGGCAAGCGACGCAATTTATCCTGAAGCAATTCAGTGACATGAACGCCGCGCTTAACGGGCCGGTAGCGGCCGGGGCGTTGGCCGGTTATGGATCAACCGCGCTGAGGCTTGTCGGCATCTTTGGAGCCATCGCCAGCGCGGTAAAGCTGACTGGCGATGCCATTCAGGCAACGCGCGACCGTCTAACTGAAATGGTTGACGTTGCGGACAAGGCAAATGCGCGCGGCCTGTCGCCGGAATTCTTCCAAGCATTCGTTGCCGCTGCCAAGGGCGCTGAAGACCGAGTCGCGACCCTAGAGGCCGCGCTTGATCACGCGTGGCAGGCGACCAAGCCCCTCCTAAATCCAGACTGGAACGTTTGGGACACCGGCCTGACCAAGGTCAACGCTGTTGCGAAAGCTATGCGGGAAACCCGCGAGCTTTTCACCACAGATCAGATATTTTCCGGCTTCGATTTGTTCAAAGACGCGAAGACTCAGGAAGGCCGTATTCGCGCCGTGCTGACCTATATGCAGCAACTCAAGGCAATCGGTCAGGATGTTGCGGCGCTCGATATCGGCGAAAAGATGTTCGGTTCCAAGTTCACCGACGAAATTCGGCATGGCAAAGAATCGGTCGATCATATTCTGAAGACGCTCGATAGCGGCAGCAAGATCGGGTTCGTCTCAAATGACGCTGCGAAAAACGCCAAAGAATTAGACGACCGGCTCAATGACGCCCATCACACCATCACAGAACGCCTGAAGCCGGATTGGGACGATCTCGCCAGTGGGGTGCTTCGGATCAAGGCAGCGTGGGTCTCGATCCTAGAGGCCGTAGCGAACTACAAGGCGGGCGGCATCCCCTCCCCGGCTGAACGCCCCGGCGATGCAACTGGCGCAAGTGCCGAGGATGCGCAGAACAATCCTGATCCGAATAGCGCCGCTTTTGGCAATCCCGCGATCTTGAATCAATATCGTCGGCGGCGCGGCTTCGCACCGGTCGGCAATCAAACCTCCAATGAGGCGCGTGCCCTTGATGCGTATTCGTCTCAGAACGATCTATCCGGTGCAGCGCCGACAGAAGACAATTCGATCCCCATGCCCCGGCGCCGGCCGTCCGATGCTCCGAAACCGCCGCCCAAAACAGCGATCGAGCGGGATCCGTTTGATGTATCCGTTGATAACGTCAACAAGCGCATTGCGGCCCTCAATGCTGAGACAGCAACGATCGGTCAAAGCACCGATGCGCGTGAGCGCGCAAAGACCGTTGCCCAGCTAGAGGAAGCCGCGAAGCGCGCAAACACGGCGGCCGGTTTGGAAAACACCGCTGTCACGGCAAAGCAGCGCGCGGAAATCGACAAAGAAGCCGACGCCATGATGCGAGCGGCGGCGGCGGCGGAAAAGGCCAAGGTCGGCGAAAGCATCAGGTTCAATCGGAACACCGCGCTTCTGTCACCGGAAGACGTGCAAATCGCAACGCAACTGAAGGGGCTTTACCCCGACGTTGCGACCGCGCTTAACAGCGTCGAAGCATCTGCAATGCGTGTCAATGACACCATGCGGACAGCCTCAGGGACGATCCAAGGCAGCCTTGTGACCGGTCTGACCGATATCACCGACCGGACCAAGCCGATCGGTCGGGGATTCGCCGACATGGGCCGAACTGTTTTGCGCGCCCTTGATGAAATGGTCATCAAAATGCTGGTCGTCGCGCCGATCATGCGCGCGCTCCAATCGTCTATGGGCGGCTTTTTTGGCGGCGCAATACCAGTGCCCGGCGACGCCGCGTTCATCGGCCCAGTTAATCGCGCGGGCGGCGGCATTATCAACGGGCCAGGCACTGGAACGTCAGACAGCATTCACGCCCGCCTGAGCGATGGCGAGTTCGTTGTAAACGCGCGCGAGACTGCCAAGAACCGAGGATTGCTCGAAGCGATCAACAGCGGAAGCTTGCGCGGCTTCGCAGCGGGCGGGCTAGCGTCAAGCCTGCCCTCGCCTAGCGCAGCCCCCATGATCGGCGGAAACCAAACCACGATCGCCCCTATTTTCAACGTGAGTGTTCAGGGACAGGCCGGCGCGTCGGCTGCTGATCACGCAAAGATGGGCGAGGCCGTTGCCAAGGCGGCTGAAGCACAAATTCAGGCGTTGATCGGTAGGGAAATCCGCACCCAAAGCCGCCCCGGTGGCATCTTGCGCCGGTAAGTCACGCCTCGTCCGGAACGCTATAACTAGAACCTAGCAGTCCCAATTCAGGAACCATCGCCACTACCAAGTCACAAAACGAAAACAGCCCCCATGCGGCGAACATGGAAGGCTGTAGCTCAAGGAGACCGAACTTGCCGTTGCTTAAGAGAAAGCTCGAACTCGACAATCAATATAGCATAATTCGAGAGGCGCGTCGGCACGTTTCCGAAAAAATATGTCTCGCCGAAATTGTCAAATCGGTAAAACAAAGAAGGCGTGTTTCGGTATATCGCGACGCTCAGTTTATGCGCGATTTGCAGGCGCTTCATGCTCTAAGCGGCACCCCCTCTTTGGCAGTGACTTCAGTTAGTAGACCTTCCCCCCTCTCCTACCCTCTAGACAGCTCCATATTCGATAGAAGCTCAAAGCGTGAGCCATGGTGGTTGAGGCTCAATGGTGGCCAGCCGCACCCTAAGCCAACCCGTCAGTATCGTTGCCCGGCAGAGTGGCGCGACGTGTCCGATACCTTGCATGTCCACTACCTTCACCTTGCCCTGAAAGCGCTTGGTCCTGTCCATGGCTTTTCCCTACGCCTAGACGGCCCTGTAGAGGCTCAGGCGCTCGCTAAGCCCGATGCCCTAGGTTGGTTGACCGCTCGCATCACACGACGCCTACAGGAGCGCCTAGGCCGTCCTGTTGAATGCTACTGCGTTCTGGAGCGCGACGATCGCGGCATGCTTCACGTGCATGGTGAATTCAACATTACCCGCCCCGATAGCACCACGGTCAAGAGGGACCGCGCCAAGGCTCGCAAGGCGCTGAGGCTCGCTGGAGGTGAATGGCCTACACACCGGCAGTTTCAAGCCTACGTGCCCCCTGAAGCTCCGGACAGCGGTTGGGCCGGGTATCTGTCAAAGGACTTCGCGTTCTGCGGCCCCATCGTCCGGCCTTGGTTGTCCGCGCTCGGCTCAAACTACGCGTCCGGCTTCAATGGCGATCAGGTGTCGCGCACAAGGCTGCTCGGCAAGATCGCCGGCAAAATTTACAACGAGCATCGCGAGACGGTCATGCGCGCCGCCCCAAATAGTCAATAACTACTTGTTTGACACGATTCATCCGACCTGCGAATCAAGATGCGCAGGGGTTGCTGACCCCGCCCGGCAGTCATGAGCCGGGCGGCAAGGCTTAAGGACCACCAATCTTTCGCACCTTGAGTGCATCATCATCAACCACAAGGCATCACATACACCATGGCTGAAATTTACGTTCCGACAGAAGCCTACCGCGCGGCCGTCAATGCCATCGCGGCAAAGACCGGCGTTGACCCGGACGAAATCAAGATCACGCTGGGCGAGGCTGGCAACATTTGGCCTGCGAGCATTCTGGAAAAGGAAATGCCATGAGCTTCGACGAATTGCCGTTTCGCATCGCTATCGAGACAGGTCCTAGTGCAGGCTCATGGCGTGGATTCGTGGAGGACGTTCGAGGCACGTCCTGACATCAAGCCCCTTGCGTCCAGTGATCCCCCGCGCTTCAATGGTGCGGGGGATTTTTTTATGCGACCAGTCATTGTTGCTCTTTGTGTTTTAGTCGGAGCGCTGTCGCTTTTCGAAAACTCGCAGGCGTCGTCCGAGCGTTGTGAAACCTCGAAAGCAGGGATCAAACGCTGCGAGACTGTCTTTCACGATCCGAAAAACAAAAGTCCGGACTGGAAGAGCATCGTATATACCGATCGTAAGGGCGGCATCGTTGATTTCGAGGTTAATTTTTCAAGGGATGTTGAACTCGTTTGGCCAGCCGTTGTTGTTGGCATGACGATGGCAATCCTAAACGACAAGTCCACGAAGGAAGAGCGAGGCGCTCTATTCCAGAATCTGGTAGCCAATGCTTTGGGGGCGAACACCTTTTACACCACTTTCAAGTCCGGGAATTACGAATGGATATCCGGCAAAAACGGGGCGACGATTATCATTCGCGCGTCTCGACGAAAATAGAACGAGGCTTGCGTATCATCGTTCAATCAAAGAGGTTGAGAACGATCAAACAAATCTCGCTTATACGGCACAGAATCCTCGATAATCACCCGACCCTCGCGCCAAGCGCACTCGCGGATAGGTGTGATTCGACCAACGTAGTAACCAATTGTGCGATTCAGAACTCCCTTTTCACTCTTCGCTTGAAAATATACTTCGCCACCTACGCACAAATTTTCTCCGTAGGTCTTTTGCAAATAGGCGTGCGGCACCCCGAAATTATTACCGAAGAAATCCATCCCTTTCTTCGCGAGAAGTAGCAAGAACTCTTCATCGTCGAAAGTTACACCAGCTCTCGCATATTTTTTATATTCCGCCATCACGGTCTGAGGCGCGGGAAAAAAAGAAACCAGTATTAACTCGCTTGCTTGTTTGGCACCAATGTTGATGTGATTTACGGCAAGTCCTCGTCCCCCTTTCTCCACTTCATAAACTGCACAAGAGTTCATAAAATGAAATCGTCCCTCAGCTTTTCTCACCCGAACCGGTTCCCCCGATTCGCATGAAAGGTTTTGTATCGAAACGGCATTAGTAGATCGGTTCACAATTGTGATCGGATATTCGAATCTCAAAGTCGGACCTTCGCTACCGTTGTCAACGCTCATCGTTGCTATTTTCTTCGTTTTGAACACGTCAAGGTTTTCCTCCGAGCCTCGAAACGTAAGATACGAGATCGTTAAGGAAGCGATAGAAATAGCGATAGCGATACCCGCACTAATTATTGCAAACGAGAAACGGCCCGTTTTATTTGCTTCAGGCATCCCTTTGTTCTCCAATTGCTCCCGGATGAAGGGGCAGCCCCTGTGTGTTTATACCACTTTAAACGAGAAATCCTGCTCATTGACAAAACCGCTAAACGCCACCGCCTCAATCATCTTGACGCGTTCGCTCAGGATACCTTGCGGCACGATGCCGTAGGTGCCCGTCGTCGTCGCCTTGGTATGGCCCAGCAACACGTTGAACTGCTCGTCCAAATACCCGGCGCTCCGGAATGCATCCGCAATGCCATGACGGAAGCTGTGGAAGTTGACGCTCTTGTCCACCTTGACGCCGATCGCGCGGAAGTAGTCGTTAAAGAAAGCGGACGGATCACCGGAAAAGAACCCGCGACTGTCGGGCTTGATTTCGGGGAACAGTTGCTTTTCGCCCCGCGCTACGACCGCAGCGTGGTATTCGATCAAGCCTAGCTTGATCAGTTCGCTATGGATCGGAACGACGCGCATTGATCCTTTCGTCTTGGTCGATTTGAGCGGCGACCCCTCTTCCGTAATGTGCATCACCCAGACACCGTGAATCTGGCGAACGTCAACAGTGCTTAGCTGTGCAATCTCGCCAAGCCGCGCGCCACTGTAGAGGCCGATCAACGGTATCCAATATCGCCAATCCCGGATGGCGACGTTACCCGGCTTATGCTCTTGGTCGTCACCCATGCACGTCGCCAACAGCGGCGACCTAAAGATGGTCGTGAGTTGATCCGACGTGAACGGGAAGCGCGTCCTCTTTCTCTTGTCGAGAGAGAGATACATTCCCGCCATCACGTCGCTCTCTAAATATTCATTCTGCAACAGCCAGGTCGAAAAACTGCCAACGGCGGAGAGATATTTGTTGATTGTCTTTTGGCTGATCGTCGGCTTGCCGAGCGCAACGTTGGCGTCGATCACCTTCCGAAATGACAATCCCCGAAATACTTTGATATCGCCAGCCTTCAACGGCCAGAGCGCCAGCTTGTGTTTCCAGTCCCGGACAGCTTTGCGCGTGATCACCGAAACGTGCGAGGTTTCGCCGACGAACTCCGCGAACAGTCGCACAATCTTCCGGTTCTGATCCCATGTGTCGGGTCTTGCCGAACCAGCCTTTTCCGCCTTGAATCGATCATACAATTCCATGATCGACTCGCCCGGCAACGCGAACCTATTACCCATGGTTAGATCAGGGGGCGTCACAAGCGCGTCAGTGGCTACGCCGTCGAACTTGCCAACGTCGCGCTCCGCCGCACGTTCAAGCGCCTGTATCTGGGCGCGCTGCAATCGCTGGCAAAGATCGCGGTATGCCGGTGATCCTCTTTCAATCAAGAGCCGTTCGCGCTCAATCACGCCATCAGCGGCCCAACCAATTGAAGCCGTCTCGCCGCTGGCGAGATGCTTCTTAAGCTCGGCAAGCTGCGCGCCGCGCCGCTCGCCGTCCATGCTCGCTGCGTCCCGCATAACAATCAGTTCGACGGTCGCGCTCAATTGGACAAGCGGATCATTGGACCAAGAGACCTGCCCGGCCTCTATATCGGCCTGTAACTGTTGCTGGGCGTCCTGAACCATTGCATCGGTGGGAAAGCCCGCCCGCGCCTGCCGATCGCGCTCCAGCGCGCCCTCATAATGCGACCACACGGCGCTCTGAAGATCGTCAGGCGTCGGCTCACGGCGCTTGCGGAGTTCGGCGAACTCGCCGCGCCATTGCATCAGCACAGGCAGAACCTTTTCACGGGCTTCGCGCGGCTCACGCGTGCCGAGCGATTTCCAAAGCTCTTTCTTTTTCATGATCGCCTGCAAGTCAGGCGGCACGCCAAGCCGGGCGTAATAAACTGAGCTTCCCGGACGCCGGGCGATGTTTGATGCGAGTGCCATTCGAATCCTCGTAACAGGAAACCGTAACAGCTACTCGTAACAGTTGGTCACAGAAATAGATATGGAAACAAACACTTATTGAAATCATTCGTCTTTTGCTGGGGGTCTAAAGGGTCCTAGTTCCCCAGCCAGCATTTGCAATTCCATATTAGATCTGCGGCGGACAACGCCGAGCAATTGATCGACGTCCCCGGCGGTTCTAGTCGAGGATGGCGAGCCTACATGTCTAGTCGCATCGCACGCGGCGCCGCCCCACCTCGCCGAGCGCGGGCTCCTTCAAAGGTTCGCCCTGGAAACGATCCGCTCGCCATAACTTGCCATCGAGGCCTGCACACGCACGCCGATCAGGATGCACTGATATCTCGGTCTGCGAAGGGCTATCGGCAACATCATCCCGGACAATTGCACCTTCAACACGTTGCAACTTACTTGACTCTCGAATGCGTCGTGAAAGGATGCGCTACGACCTGTCTACAGTCTTGCAAGCAATGTCGGTTCATTGACGGTTGTCCCGTCAACAAAAAAATTTCACGAAAAAACTTCCGGTTTCAGGGAAATCGAAGCATTTCGATGGGGGTGCGGGTCATGTTGAAGAGTATTTGGCTCACGCCGCCTCTGGCGTTTGGGCGCGTCGGCGCATCGCCGGTTCCGAGCGACGCCTTCATGTGGGGCCGCGACGATTTGAGACCGGAGGGTACCGGGCAAACGACGCTCCAGCTCATTGATACCTTCCTCGATGCCAAAGTCGGCGATCCACTGCGCCCGCCGTTCGCTGAGCTGCGAACCAGCAGCGACCCGAAACTGCACGAACTTGCCGATCGAATGCAAGGCAAGCTTGCCGAGCTTACGGCAGCTCTCGAAAACGCCTCTAGAGACTCGTGACCGTACGCCACGCTCGAATCTTCATACGCGGCTCCGGTCTCGCCGGGATCGCGGCCGCGAAACTTCTGCACGACCGCGGCATGGATGTGCGCCTTAACGCCTGGCCGCAGCGCAACGGCCGCATCGTTGCGATTCCGGTCGAGACGCTGACACTGGCCTCGAGCCTGTTCGATTTCAACGTCGCGGACCTGAAGATCGGCACAACCGTGACGGGTCGCCGCGTCGACTGGGCCGGCGACGAAGCGACGGTCGTACCGCAGACCGCACTCGCATGCGACGCCGGGGAATTTGCCGCGGGCTTGGCCAGTCGGCTGCCCGAACGGCTGCGGATTCTCGCCGGCGAGAACGACGAAGCTGACTGGACGATGCAAGCGTCAGGTCGTTCGATTGACAACCAAGCGAGCGGCGGAAGGCGGGTCGGACAGCTCGCGCGCATCGTCGACCGCAACGTCCAGCCGGTTACCACGATTGGTGCCACGCCTTACGGCTGGACCTTCACCCTGCCGCATCCGGCCGGTGGAACTGCGATACTGATGGTAACGCCATCGGCCTCGATGGCCCCAACTACGCCGGACGCAGCGGCCG